CCGTTGACGTTGGGAAATCAGCGAAGGCGCCATCACCTCTAACATATTGAGATGCAAGCCCGGCAGCACTAACAGAAATTACGCCATTGCTTGTTAATGGGCTACCCGATACGCTAAACGCCGCCGGCATTGATAAGCCTACGGAAGTTAGTCCGGTATCTATATCGCTCCAACTAGCAGTAATCGTACCTCCGTCTTGTTGGTTTAATGTTAAAGTTTTCGTGGTTGTACCGGTAACCGATGCACTATTAATCTTATCGTTATATGCAGCATCCCAATTCGCCGTGTTGTCTGTTAAATAACTTATCGTTCCCGAAGTAGACTTAACTATGCCGGTGCCATTTAAGTCGTCTTGTTTCGCATCTAAAGACGCTTGAGTAGGTATAACATAACCGCTAGCTAAATTAACCGCCAATGTTCCACTTGTTGTTATCGGGTTGCCACTTACTTGAAGTCCAACCGGTACGCTCATATCAACGCTCGTTACACTTCCGCCGGTTAATGGCGTTACGTTCACCCAATTGGTGCCATTATATCTTAGAATTTGTCCGTTACTTGGTGACGAAATAGTTACGCCGCTTAATTGATCTAAATTATAATCTCCTTCTTGCGCAACTACATTACCAACGCGACCGAATACGCTAAAGAGTGTACTTGGTAACGGATAAGCACCTGGTTGGCTAAGTATGTTTATAGTTGCATCGTCAACATTAATATTGATAACCTCTTCTACTACGTTTATATCAATTACTTCCTCATTAGCATTTACGTTAATAATTTGCTCCGTTACGTTTAATATGTCCATTGTTACTATGGTTTAGATATGTCCTCACTTACAATAAAATTACCCCAAAGATACGTCTTAACCTCACCACTTGGAAAGGTTACGTTCATATCATAAACGTATGATCCGGCTGCTACTTCTACTTTTTTATTTAATGTTATTTGGTTTCTATTAGCACCACCTATCGTAATAGTATTAGTAGCCGTGCTTAAAGTTAATTCAACACTTGTACTTGATGGCGTTGGCCTTACTTGTATTAAAATCGTAGAACCGCTTAAGTCAATAGGCGTAGTGTCTGCTAATAAAGCAAATGTTTGCGCCCAGCTATCATTGCGCCAAATCTTTACATTGTATTGCGCCGGTCTTAAATCAGCGCTTGTAGAATTACAACTCATTTTTATTATGGGTTTAATGGTATGTCACAAGCATCGAAATCGGAATAAGTAGTCATGTTAAAGCTTACCTCAACACCACTCAAATAATCCTCAAACTTATCTAGTATTAAATTATATGTTATATTGTCATCAATCTGCCAATCGTTTGCGCCATTCCTAAGCTTGCTGATAATGTCAGCACATATCTGCAACTGATCACTAGTCACATCTTGCTCAAACTCACCCTCAAGTCCAGCCTTATCTAGAAACCACAAAGTGATGTTATAGACTTGCTCACGGCCCACGTTAAGCGATCCGTTGTTAATTGCCAAGCAAGCAATCGGAAATACTGGTTGACTATCTGCGAATAGCCACTCCCTTGGCGTTGCATTTTTGATGCTTTTTATCATCGCATGCGTTGCTAGTATTGCTTTTAGTTCCTTTATTACTTGATTGTATGTCATTAAATTTCATTTTTACTCTTTCTACAAACTCACGTTTATAACTGCGTATCTTCATAAGGATTGTTAAAATTATATGGCAAATCAAGATTACTGACTTTTCGCGTGCTGTCTCTTCTGCCTAAATAGATCGGTGATGTGTAAGCTTGTATCTGTGGTGCAATAGCATCAAAACCGCTACCATATTGTAAGTATTGCTCAAACATGGTACTATTTTCTCTTAAATAATCAATCAATCTTTGCTTGTAAAATTCGCCATTGCTCATGTACTTACGCTCCAATAACTCAAGCTGGCCCTTAGATGGGTTGTTGCTCTCTTCTGCACCTTTCTGCAATACGCCTTTACTAAAAAATTGAAAGCTAGTGCTGATCACCATCTCGCCAATTGTAAACCATAACAAAGTATCTGTGATGTAATTGTCAAGCAAGTTCTTTTCATCTTGGCTAAGATTGCCAATATCAATGCTTTCTTGTAAGCGATTATAGAGTCCAGATCCTAAAGCCGGCAATATGAACTTATCTTGAGCAAGCTTGATCACTGGCAATATTTGCTTACCATCAATCGCGTCACTTATAGCGGTGCGACTTTTGACAAGTGATTCTGTTATAAAAAGTATGTTTAAACTCATTTTTTATTTTTTTCTAGTTACTATTTTAACTTGCCATCTATGTCTGCAATATGGTCTATGGTTGCCATTCGGCTCTGTAAACCATCCGCCTCTTCTATCCCAAACAGAATAACCTAAACGCTCGCTGATATTCTCTATGTCTGCGCGGCTCCAAAGTTTAGTCTTAGCCAATTGCAACATTCTTGCACAAAATGGTCTATTTTTACTATCCTCTGGTCCAGAGTAAGTATATCTAAGCAACACCTCGGTCTTAGTAGTCTTGTCACCTCCAGCAATCTTGCTTAAAGGCTCAGTCAACTTTCTCACTACTGGCGTGTAATTAGGGACTAAAATACTTATTTCCATTCCAGTCTGGACTAAGTACCCCTCAAGCTTTAGCGCCTCAAGCGTTTGATCTATTTGCTCAACACTTTTATTTAAGACTTTAGCTAGCACCTCTGGTGTGATTCTTTTATCTTTACTGATCAAATCAAGCACATTTGCTTTAAGTACATTGATCTCTTCATCTGCAAATGCTTGATACCCTTTAGCGTCATGTGTTTCTACTACCTCAAAATCTTCTACATTATCACCACATGCTGCAAACTCATTCACTAGCAAATCATCTTGCATAGATGCAAAAGCTTGCTCAGTTGAAGGATCATCATCAACACCTAAAAACGTGTCAACATCTGCATCTGTAAAACCAAAGCCACTCTTTAACATCAAGCTAGCTTGTGCCTTGTTGATCTTACCAGATCCGAATTGACGCACGATGCGCATCACATTTTGGTGCTGGCGACCGCTTAAGTTAGTCAAAGTTGCGTTTGCTTGTACTGGTTGTGTAGTCACACCACTAGCATCTGTTACAACCGAACTTTGTAATCCTAATTTCTCACGGATTTCATCTCTTGTCATATTAGCTGACATCACTGCCTCGCTAAATTCAAAGCTTAATGGCTCAACTGGTACGATCTTAAATTCGCCCTCTATGCCGGCTAAATTCATTAAAGTTGTGAATGTTTGCTCATGCTCTTGCTGGCGCTCATTTACATAAGTATTTTGAAAAATCTGGTAAGCATCACGGATCTCGCTTCTGCCTCCTAATTGGCCCTCTGTCTTGATACCGAATAACATCGGACTTGTAACTTGATGACAAGAGAAAATCTCTTGCATAATCAAATTATTGACATTTGTGAAATCCTCTTTTGTCAAACTTGTCTCACCTAAGTTCACAATGTCGACTGAATTCTCTCTAGATGGATTAAATGCAATCACCACACGATCTCCATCATGATTTGCAAACTTACTCTTTAAGTCTGTCTCAACTTGCTCTTGCTCTTCCTCTTGAGGTAATCCGTTATTGAAATTAATCAATTTAGTTGCAACAAAGTTGTGCTTTGCATTGCCTAAAATGTGTCTGCTTACTTGGATGTCACTCTCTATATAGTTAAGACCTTGGAAATAACTTGGCAAAGGATATACATCACTTTTAGGATTGTATTGCTTTACAAAGAATATTTGTGGCCCACTAGGATCGTTTGGATTAAATGCTGGATATTCTCTTGCTTTCTCTTTAAAGTCGCTAGCAGTCCAATCATTCTTTACATAGAATGTACTTAAGTCCTTGCTTGCTCTTACCTTTTGAAACTCAATGTGAAATACATCTTTGATCTTACCTAACTTGTTGTAGATAATTTGTAGGTAATATCCGCCTTGCAACTCATCATCTAAGATTGAGCGCTTCATTATTTGATTCCATGTTTCGCCTTGTGAATTAGCCTTTTGCTCAACGCCTTCAAAGCCTTTGCCAAATATGTAGTTGACTTTGCCTTTAATGATTGCTCCGTGCTTAGGTGACTCACCATACAAATCAATCAAATAATTTGGATAATTATTCCTTGCACCAAACTCAACATAGTTTTTGCCTTTTTTCTCTTCAAATCTAGGCTGCTGCGCTTGATCAAACTCGATTTTTATTAATTGATATTTATTGCTCACTTGTATAAGTTTTAAATTCGTTATCTTGCTCGTTGTACTCTGGTTGAGGACAATCGGTTTC